TCAGGGTGGCTAATATCAAGGTAGGCAGCATAACTACCACGGCGAGTCCTACCTTGACGATAAGCTAAAGATGATGCGTCATATGTACGAAGGTGCGGCATAATACCAACAGACTTATCATCGGCAGAACGAATACCAAGTCCAATTCCAACTCCTCCGCCCAGCATGCTAAGCCAATTTACTTCTGATAATGTGTTGACAAGACCTTCTGCTGAATCATCCAAATAGGGTAGAAAACAACTAATAGGCAAGCCGCGCTTACTACGACCAAAAGAGAGAATAGGAGTAGACAAACTAAGCCAATGCTTAGAACAATAATCATAGAGACGCTGAGAATGTTCAGCATTAGATCCAAAAGCGCTTGATACATATGCGAACCTTTCCTGAGGTGAAATTTCATCATCTTTCATATACGATTCTTTTAATCTTTTGATACCCAATTCATCGAAAAGGGCATCCTTAGAATAATCGACATTAATCCCATGTACGACATTTTCTGCCATGTATAACTCCAATTTTTATTTTTGTTTACTTACTTTACAGATTCAAATATTTCTTTTTGTGACTTATGCCATTCAATCCACCCGTCCACTTTTAAGGAGCATTCATGATACAGATTATAATTACCTGTTACTGTTTTCGCAACATCGCTAAGTTTTGCTTCATCATTTAATTTGATCAATTCCGCGCATGGTTCAGTTAAAATTACTGGTGCGTTAGGAAATTTCATTACAACTGGGACAGTAGTAGAACACCCTGTCAAAAATAATAAAGATAGTAGTAGCTTATTCATTACCTTCTCCTGCAGTATTTTCAGGAGTATCTACTGGTTTCTTAGAGGCATCATTTAATAATTGAATAAATTCTTTTGGTATTACGCATTTATCGTCATATTTTACTATCTCTCTATCGATGTATTTAATATGCTCTTCGCCTCGTTCTTTAATGACCTTAATCTTTTCTACAATTTTAGTTTGTATTTTAGTATTTACAATGACGCTTTTTTGTTCTGCAAGTCTAACCTTTTCTTGCATTTCTGCGACTCGTTTGCGCCATTCCATTTCGGTACTCAATCCGCCTTCGAAATATATGCCTATTAGAAGAACCGCGGTACCTGCAATCTTTAATATCTTACCATATCTACTAATAATGGGAATGAATGCTAAAAAGAATCCAACCAATAATGCTATTGCTCCAATTGCAGTTATTGCATGGGTTAATAGTATTAATAAAGAATCTGGAAGGAATTTTAGAATCCACATATGATAGAATAAAAAGTAGGGAGTCTGTTATTTATTAAATCATATCCTTAGCCATTGGGAAGATAGTAGAAATAACTTCAGCACAGGCTTCGGCGATGTCCACGTGTTCCTGTTGCGTTCCGTTTTCTGATCTAAGTTGAACGTAATGAATCCAACTTCTAAGAGTACCCGCCATATAGAGTTTACTTACAGTGTTACCTTCGGGTAGAATTGCCCGAGCTTGTTCTTTCGCAATACCATTATCAATTGCCCATTTATATGTGTCTTTTACTACATCAATAATGTTTTGCTGACGGCGAGCCCATTCCAAATTAAGTTCTACATCATCAGTTGCAATACTATTCTGACGATTTTTAGTATCTTGTAATCTAGCTTCACGTATAACAAAGTCTAAGTGCTTAACGGGGTCTGCATATCGTTGACTAAATTCCTGAAAAGAAAATGATCTGTGGCGAAGCATTTGTCGTGCAATGTCGCGAGTTGTTTCAATTTCAAGAGTAACATGGACCATTTCTAACGGTGACCAATGTTTGTTTTTAATTAGATATTTAATAAGCTTTTCGCTTGTTTCAGTATTATTTTGATTTGCGGGATTACTTACTCTTGCACAAAATGCAATCAAATCCTGCAGGTCATTCATCTCCGGGACATCAACATCTACATTAGGTTTTGTGTAACCTATCAATTTTACTTTCACTGTATTACTCCATTCCAACGTGTTGACCTTATAGCTTTTGCTTGTTCAAAATTTAATGCGGCTTCCCATGCATCCTTTGCTACTTGCTTCGATGACTCTGACGATGCTACAACCTGCATATATTTACTAGCATCCCACCAGGAATTAAATGCGATTTCTTCATCTAGGCTCATAGTTAATCCCACAATCCATTATAATATTTTCCAAACAATCTAAAGCCATTTTGCATTCTTTCCTCAACTTTTCGCATACCATCAAAATCACATTTATATGTATGGTTAGGGCCATCTCTCAATTCATATAATTTTGCACCTTGCTCAGGAACTTCATTGCCATCTTTATCAACAGGAACATGCATCATATCAAATTCCCCCGATTTAAATTCGTCTTGCCAAGAATCATCGATCTTGCAATTAAATGCGAAAATCATTTCGCCTAAAACCCATTCCCAGCGTTTAAAGTAGTTATCATCTGGGTCCCACTCATTTACCTTAGCAGGGGCGGAACTACTTTTAAGTTCTTCCGGAACATCCTCATCATCTACGAGAGGCGAGCCATTTGCCTTTTCCTTTAGTTGTTTCAACATAGGTAGGATGATGTAGGATAACGTATGATCCATAGACCAAGTATCCCATTTGTCAATTTTTACATAATTAGTCTTTGGATGAACGAAGTCTAAAAACTTTTGCAGAACTAAACTAGCCGGCTCTAATATATTAGAAAGTTTTACGATGATAGGTTCGTCGTACTCAATTTCGCGCCAGAAGAAAACCTTCTCAAGCACTGTATATGGAGAAATCCAATGATTACGATAATTAGAAATATATACTTTCATACTAACACCTCTTCCACTCTGTAAATTTAATTTTTGCTTCTAGCCCTTGATATATATGTTTCTTAACAACATCAAGTGGATCTTTACCTGCTAATACCATATCATTAATATCTTTTTGATCTAAGGATTGAGGCCAGATCACAACCTTATATTGTTTATCAATCACCTTATCTAAAATTTTACAAACATCTTTATTACGAGGTTGATTGTCCAATATAGCAATAACTTTATCTTTTGGTAAATCTAATGTTTCTAATTTAGTAAATGCAGTACCGCCTACCGCAATACAATTAGGCAAAAATAAACTATCAATGGGTCCTTCGACAACATAAATTGGTTTAGTTCTATCTAATTTATCTAATCCGAAAGCTAGTAATTCATCTTCTATAATTTTTACAGTAACATATCTAAGACTTTCATTTCGCAAAGCTCTGCATGTTACTGCAATCAATTGATCATCTTTATTGTAAAACGGAAGTACTAATCTAGGTTCTTTCGTTTTTATTTGTTCTTTATACTTCGTATTAAGTTGCACAATATTGGAAATATTATCAATATAATATAAGTAATGAAACTTTCCTCTAGGTATTTTGCGTGCCACACAAAATTGAACTGCCTCATGATCTTCGGGTAATTTATCTAATCGTTCCAACAACCCATCTAATAAGCGCTGTTCCGGTTTTACAAATACCGGAGCCGCCATCTTAAATTTATCTTCAATATTTTGATGCGGTTTATTACTAGGTAAGCCTTCGTTGTATCGTTCCAAAGAATATTGGTTATACTGCAACCCGTTGAATTGTTTTAGAAATGAACCAAAGTGCATAGATGCACCACAGTTATGACATTTATAAAATAAATCATTTTTTGCGGGATAAAAATATCCCCTTGCCTTATTTTTCTTTGCCTCAGAGTCACCGCAGATTATACATCTGCAATTATATAAACGATCGCTCTTTTGTTTAAAAAGAGGAAGTTGATTGCTAATTAACTTTAAATACTTTAAATCTACAAATAAAGACATTTAGACTCCTATACGAAGTCTAAATTATATAATAGAACTACTAGAAAGTCAAGCCTTTAGAACAAATTTTCCATTTTAACGTGAGCAAGTACATACCCTGCGACCATTGCTCCGCCCATTATCATCCATCGCCATTTTTCAATTTTACCAATTTTTTCCAAAACTTCGTGATTGTGCCTAGCGCTAGTTTCACTATGAGCGTCAATTTTTTCTATAATCTTTTCGTTTTTATGTTCAAACTCCGATCCAAGATCATTGATACGCTCATGTAAAATTACATAGTTATCTTCCATCTTCTTCTCAATCTTATCAAAATCATTAGTTAACGAATTGATTTGAGTTTCCAATACCGAAACTCGTATATCGGTGTCAAGATCACGTATGTTGTTTGTAGCCATTTTAGATTGCCTTATTTCTTCTAAACATAGAACTAGCGCCGGACGCCGTATATTTTTTCTGTGCTTTTTTGCTTACGGGAACATCTTTATCTAATCCGGCAATACCTGAAGTGGCCATTGCATTGTTTGCCGGGGCTATTGCAACATTTTCTTCCGAAAATTGTTTAAAAGTAAAAATCTTTTTTTCATCTAATATTTTCTCAACTTCTGCAATTTCTTCTGTTAAATCTTTACTAATGAGTCTTATATATTGTTCTTCAAGATTTAAGGGCTCTTTACCTAATTGTGTATGCTCTTTGATTAAAGAATATGCAGCAGCTAAAGATACAATTTTCTTATTATCAATAGGCACCTTTTCGATAATTCGCTTTAATCTATAAACTAATCTATGTAATAGAGTATACGCATCTCTATCTTCGACGGTGTTTAACTCACTCATCTTTTTTAGTTCTTTGCCCTTAATATCTATAATGCCGCGCTTATACGCCTCAGTATTTTCAAAGGGAGTAACTAATAAGTTTAGTATTCTTAGAGCAATAATTGAATCTACAAATCTTCCCATTTAAATCTTCTTTAAAGTTTCTAATACGGTTTCATCTAACGGTATATCATTATCTACTATTTCTACACCGGTTGTTACTATAATTTTTATAGGCATATAGTTTAAAAATACTAGGAAAGTTTTTATTTGAGGCCAAAATTTTTCTTCTAATTTAAAGAATAACATTTTAGTTGTTGCCTCAACACCAAATAAATTTCCTAGTATAATTATATGATTAAGTATTAATCTTTCTTTAAGATCCTTGCCCACATCATGTTTACGAAGTAATCGTTTAATATATTTAAATCGTTTTAAATCGTCGTAAAACTCATCCATACCGAGGCACCCCGGATTGTCATAGTGTTTTACTGCAAACATTACAAAATTATCTTCAGTCAATTCAAATATCATTGTGTTAAGTTAATCGCTCCTGATACCAAAGTCATTGGACCAGATACAAGAGTATCCGAATCTATACCAAATGGGTTATATACAAATCTATTATTTCCACCTAGCAATGATCTAGTATTAGTATAATCATTGTTGATGTTAGAACTATATATGGTGGTATTGCTTACCGATTTTCCTAAGAACCAAGATTTAAGTTGATTTGGTCTTACTCCGGGATTTATTTGTAAATACAGTGCACCAAGTCCACATACCTGAGGTGCAGCCATTGATGTTCCGCTTAAAATAACTTGTTTAAAACTAGAATCTAAATTATAGGCAACACCGCTAAATGAATTAGTGTTACTAGTGCAACTTATAATATTTGATCCCGGCGCCCATACATCAACACCTGGACCGGTTTCGCTTGAATGGGCTTTTTGATCTTGTACTGCAGAAAATACAGTACTATCAATATTACCAACCTTAAACGCTTCGTCATCATATGGACTAGATCCTCTGTGATAGAAATAATCTGATCCACCAGAAGTAAAATAATTCTCATAGTCTACTCCGTCCGGAGTATCTATTTTATGGTAGTTATTTCCCGCAGCAATGATGACATGTATGCCCTCATCAATCATTTCCTGTATATCAACATCAACGGATCCCAATCTAAAATTAGTAATAAAATTTCCGCCACTAGATAAATTTACTAAGCCAAAATTTGTCCAACGATATGCTGCATTACCTGTAGTATTAGCATCATTGTAAGTAACTCCTCTATACAAAACAGAAGATACAGATGAATAGGTTAAACTATATCCCCAGCTCATATTAACAATTGTTGGTCGCTTAAATCCCGTAGATGAATCAATTGGTTTATTTCTATGCCAAAGTTTAATTACGTCAAAGCAATCTGTAATTGATATCCCAGTACCAGAATCGCCGGCACCTTCAAGACCGTTTACCTTTAAAGAATATATTTTTGCATTTTTTGCCCAGCCAAAAGTTTTACCCGCTGCTATACCGGCAACATGCGTCCCGTGTCCATCATAATCTCTATAATGATTTGCGTTCTGTGTACCGCCTAAACCGCTGGCAGTATACCAATTTATCTGTTGTATTCGAGAAGCACCCAAATTGTCTCTAAATTCCGGATGGTTAAGTTCAATGCCGCTATCCTGTATAACAACATCTACTCCTGTGCCATCTAGTAAATATTTGTAAACATTATCGGTAGTTGTACCCGTACCATAAAGATTGGTTGCGCTGTTTATTCTACGCAATCCCCAATTTTTATATGCACCGGTTGATGTCGATGGCTTAGTAAAATCTCCAACCTGTGCACCACGAAATCCAATTTTTATATCGTCTCGTTGTTCAGGTGGAATTTCTACGGAATATACTCTAGAATCATTTTTTAATATATTTGCTTCTTCATCTGTTAACGAATAATGGCAACTTCTTGTGCTACCATCTCTATTATTTACTATATCTATTTTTCTATCAGGAATGAATGGATGTGCATTCGTAGGAGACTCCATCTCCTGCCAAAATGAGGTATAATCTACATTTTTTTGTAAACTTACAATATATTCTTTAAACATTATCTGTTAGTGTTAGAGGGAATGAACGTAATTGCCCAGGCCAAATTATTCTTACTGCACCATTTATACCATTTTCCGCATTTCTAGTCGAACCGCCTACCCCACCGCCGCCGCCGGCACCATAGTAACCAAATGAACCAAATGAACCATCTCCGCCATTACCGCGTGTTATTGTCGA